CCGAATAGTGCAAATGCCATCGGGGTTCGATCTGTCGGACCTCCATCATTCTGCCCAGCTAATTGTCGGGCAATCGGCTAGATGATATTCGCGACATCCACAAGATCCCAGCGTAGGGTCGCGTTCCTCATTTGAGTAACTGCCCGTTATATATTCGATAGCCGATTCTAGGGAATCGAAACTACCGAAATGGATTCCATCTGGTCCCGCGACGTCATGCCATAGGGTTCGGACATCCTGTCGGGTAGTTATCGCATATGTTCCCTGGTCCGTCTCAATCGCGAGACCTAGCGTTAGCCCAGCCGATGGCCCGATGTCCTCTAGGCCATCCTTTGCAAATGCGATACATCCACCCGCGTAATTGATGTCGATTGCGCGCCAGATGTTTTGTTCGTTCGTTTCCCAGATGACATCTTCATCATCTGAAGGGAAAATATCGACTAGCCATTCTCTAGCCTCATTCACAAGATCCATTTCCCGTATCCTTTCCATGTAGGTCGCGTTCATTGTGAGCGCGTAGCCCATACGATAACAGTTATCGGCTAGGGCTGGGCCATTCTGAAACTATTCTGAAGATGTAATCGGAAACGTAGTCCGTATGACTAAAGGGTAGCTGACATTAACCAGATCTTTTCGGGGTTCCACGTCCATTCTGTGACCATCATCTCCATTCTGCCCTAACCCGATTCCGAAATGGCATAAGTTAAACCGATTCCATAGACCCATCCACCAGATGGTTATATCGAATCTATTAACCATCCAATATTGAACTAATAGGCCGTCGTATATAGGCAGTCTCATCATCTTATTTCATTTTCATTAAGGGTTAATTCGATTAGTTAATCGGTGTTTTATTTGGATCGAAAATCGGACGTTAGACCCATGAGACATCCATCTAAACATTTGTCTAAACAGCCCGAACCCCGGCCACGAAAACGGAGGGTAGGTACTGGGGACAAAGCCCACACACGATTTCTCATTTCCTCTACGCCCTAGACGGCTAGACTCCCCGGCATGGCGGAAAGGATCTATGCGGTGTCGCTGGAACTGAAACCAGGGAGTCCACATCAGCGGCACGTTCTTGGCGTCATCGAGGCATATCTGGAGGGCAAGGTGGACCATCCAGCCGAGGTCGCTCTGCATGTCTGGCGCCTGACGAGAATCGAGTTCCGACCTGTGGCGTCTCCAAAATAAAGTGCCCCTAGGGTTCTAGGGCGGCTAATCTATCAACTGGTTCGGACTGAGTGAACGAAGGTCCGCTGGATAGCTACCAGCGTCGGGGATAGCTCCCTGGAAGTTCCGGTTCGTTCTGCGCAGAGATCCCCAGTTGGGCATTGTCCGCTGGGGATCTCCTTTTTGACCCTAACTGGCTAGACTGCCCTAGATGCAATGGTATTCAATCGAGCCATCCTGTGACTGCTCCGCTGACGTGACTCAGATCAGCGCCGTCATGGAGCGCAGACGCCCCGGCAGAATTGATCGAGCCAAACAGATGCGCCACTTCCGATCTGCTGACCAAGCTCACTTCTGGCATTGGGCGGATGATGCTGTGGTCGATGCGCCCCTTGCCCCTAAGCCCCTAGACTTCCCTTCATGCCCGATGAGCATTACGACGACCTCCTAGACAAAGTTCTCGACGCAGCAGTCGGGCTTGAGGTTGTTATGGACGACTCCCTGGTTGCACCCGATCAAGAGAAGTCCCCCGACGAGCTTTTCTGGCTCGATCCAACCGACGAGCGTGGGGTCACTCAGCCTTGGGCACAGTATGAGGACGAGCCGACCAAGGCTTACGCTCTGTTCCAGTTCTACCTCTCACTTCCCCGTGCCAAGAGATCCTTCAAGGCTGTGGATCAGCACTACGACCTAGACAACACAGCCAACCGTCAAGCTGCCAAGTACGAGTGGCCCGAGCGGACCCTTGCCTGGGATCTGGAGCGCGACCGGCTCTATCAGATCGAGGTCATCGAGGAAATGCAGGAGATGGGCCGACGCCACGGGCGCAAGCTCGACCAGGCCATCGAAGCAATCACCCTTCCTCTGGTCGTCCTCGCTGAAGAAATCGAGAAGAACCCTGAAGGGGTCAAAGATGAGTTGAGGGACAAGACGCTCACCCAGCAACTCAACATGGCTGTCAAATCAGCCCGTGGTCTCCCTAATCTGATGGCAGCAGAACGTCTAGCCCGAGGACTCCCCACTGAGATCACAGCCAACATCCACTCAGGGAAGATAGAGCATGTCCACACCCCCAACCTCTCTGAAGTCACCGACATCCTCCAAGGACTCCATGACGCTGGAGCTATCGCACTTGTCGGAGGCCCAACTATCGACGTTGGCGAGGAAGCTGCAACCGAGATCGAACACGTTTCTCAAGACGACGCCGACGACGAAACAAACGGTCTTCCATCTTCTAGGTGAAGTCCTAGAAGTCCTGTTTGGAGGGGCAGCAGGCGGCGGCAAATCCGAAGCTCTGCTCCACGGAGCTAGTGAGTATGTTGATGTCCCTCGCTACTCCGCTTTGCTGCTCCGTCGAACCTTCAAGGAGCTTTCCAAGTCTGGTGCCCTTATGGACCGCTCTCATTCGTGGTGGGACGGCACCGACGCTCACTGGTCCTCTGAAACCCACACCTGGACCTTCCCGTCAGGAGCCTCGGTCGAGTTCGGCTATCTGGAGCGCGATGCCGACCTTCTTCAGTACCAATCCGCCGAATATCAGTTCATCGGGTTTGACGAGCTAACCCAGTTCCCCGAACACGCCTACCTCTACATGTTCTCCCGTCTGCGACGGCTCAAGGACTCTGATGTGCCCATTCGGATGCGTGGGGCCACCAACCCTGGCGGTCCCGGTCACTCTTGGGTCAAAAAGCGGTTCAGCCTTCCCTTCGGTCCCAGAGACAACCCTGAGCGAGCCTTCGTCTTCTCCAGACTGGAAGACAACCCTCATCTGGACATCGAGACCTACGAAAAGTCGTTCGATCAACTTGGGGCCGTTACCTACGCCCAGCTTCGCAAAGGTGACTGGGATGCTCAGGTCAAGGGTGGTCGTTTCGACGCCAACTGGTTTTCACCGATCACAGCCGATGAGATCCCCGAAACCAACCTGCGCATTCGTTACTGGGACTTGGGAGCATCAGAGCCGTCAGAACTCGACCCTGACCCTGACTGGACAGCCGGATCTCTCGTCTCACGCTCTGACGACCCTCCTGAGCGTTACGCCGAGGCCATGCGTGAGGAAGGGATCGAGCCAACCGGCCCCTTCTACTATCTGGAGGACATCAGCCGTTTCCGTGAGAAGTCGGGCAAGGTGGAGGACAACATCCGCGCGGTAGCCTCCAGGGATGGTTTTGCCGTCCCAGTCTGGATCGAGCAGGAGCGTGGAGCTTCTGGGAAGGCCGTCATCCAGCGTTATCGAGATGATGTCCTGGCTGCGTACAAACTGCGAGGCATGTGGCTCACTGGCCCCAAGCCCGAGCGGATAGGCGCCCTGGCTACCCGTGCCCAGGAGGGCCGCTTCTTCATGGTGATAGGTGGCTGGAATGAGCCTTTCTTGGACGAAGCAGTCCTCTACACCGGAAACACCAAGGGTGGTCCTCACGACGACCAACTTGACGCCACTTCTGGCACACTGTTCGCTATGGCTAAAGAGATGAGAATGGAGGGACCAGCGCGTGCCTCGACACACTGACGTAACTTTCATCCAGCGTTTGACCTGTCGGCTTCACGGCCACCTGATGGCAGTCCAGCAGTTCGACTTTCACACTCACAAGATGACGCTCATCTGCAACCGTTGTCGGATCACCCAAACAACCATCTCGCCCACCGTTAAAGTGATGCCGGATTACCTGTCTCAGCCAAAGGCAACAAAACATTGACTGTCCCCTTCGATTACGTCACCGAGGATGAAGAACTCGATTTCTCACAGTCGCAAGCCATCCTTCGATCTGAGACTGAAGCACTTGCGATGGACCTTCCCGAGTTTGATCGCTTCCGCAGTTATTACGACGGGGAGCAACTGCTGTCATACGGTGGAGACCGCTTCAAGGAGACCTTTGGTGAGTCCTTTGAGGGGTTGGTCTCTAACTGGTGTGGGCCGGTGGTTGATGCCGTCCTCGACAAGCTGGAGGTCATAGGCATCAACATCCCAGGGTTTGAGGGTCTCAGCAGCGTGATCTTTGATGCCCTTCGTCGCAACGACTTCGATGAGGAACAGGAAGAACTCCATGAGGGGGTCTTGGTTGAGTCTCGGGCTTACGCCATCATCTGGCCCGACGAGGATCTGGGTGTCCGCTTCGATTGGCAACCAGCCCAGAACGTCCGCATCAAGTACGCCGATGACGACGACCGAGTTCCTGTCTGGGCGATCAAGCGGTGGGTGACATCTTCGGGCGTCGTTCGCATCAATCTCTACTTCGCTGATCGAATCGAGAAATGGCGTGGCACCGATGAGCCGACCAACCGCACAGACATTCCCCTGTCCCTTCCCAATGCTGGGCTGGAGCGATTCTTCGTAGACGGTGAGCCGTGGCCGCTTCCAAACCCGATAGGCGAAGTGCCAGTGGTCGAGTTCACCAATCGCAAAGGCTCCGAGATCAAGGGAGTCATCCCCCTTCAGGATGGCATCAACTACTTGCTCACTTCGGGCTTCGGCGCTGCCGAGTTCAACGCCATGACGCAGAAGGTAATGATGACCAATGCGGACGAGCCGGTAGGCGGCTGGTCGAATGATCCTGGTCGAGTTTGGCAGTTGCCTCACGTTCTCGATGCAGAGGGCAAACCAATCCTGTCGTCCATTGGGGAGTTTTCGGCAACCGACCTCGACCCCTATGTCAAATACATCGAGATGGTCTTGCAGCACATTGCCCTCACCACCAAGACCCCTGTGCGGATGTTCTTCCAGTCTGACCGTGGAGGTCGTGGTGACGCTCCCTCTGGTGACGCACTACGCGTGGAGGATCAGCCTCTCATCGACAAGGCTCAGTCGAAGCAGAAGCGTCTCGGCAACAGTTGGTACAAGGTGGTCCGGTTGACGGCCAAGGCGATGACTCTCGACCGCACTCTGACCCTTCCTGCTGGCGAGGTCATCTGGCAGGATCTCCAAGCTGACTACCGCTCTGCTCTTTTGGAGGACGCCACCAAGATGATGGAGTTGCGGATTCCTTACGAGTTCATCATCAAGAAGCTGGGGCTGAATCCCGAGGAAGTCGCGTTGCTTGAAGAACTCGGTCCAGAGGAAACCGAGGAACCCGAGCCTGTGGAAACTGAGGCGTCTCAGAACGGCGCCGAAAACGAGTCATCTGAAGCCGAAGAAAGTTCAACAGACGAATAGTCGATTTGAGGTCTCCACCCTAATCTGCTAGGGTGATATTACCTACTGGGAAGGAGACCCAAGTGACAGATCGAAATTTCGTCACCATCAAGTGGTTCAAGCGTGGAGCCAAGTGGTCTGACGGCAAGCCAAGGATGTGTAACCGCTGCGTCGTGGAGCGCATCAGAGGCAATCGAGCCGTCGTGACCGCCATCGAGAAGTCCGCATCTGGATACCGGATGCCGGTGGCCTACTGCGAGCAGCACATACCGCTAGGAATCCAATGAGGGATTCCGAAAGGCAAAAGTCATACGACGCCGAGAGTAATTGGGCACGGGCCGAAGGTGATCTCGGGATCATCAGCATTGACGAGGCCACGGACATCATCGACTTGCTGGCTCAGGACTTTGAGATCCGCCAGCCAAGAGTGATTCACGTTCCTCAGATGAGACGGTGGGATGGTCTGTATCACTCTCGGGGACATCGGATCGAGTTTCGTACCGACTCCCCTTCCCTGAAGACGGTTCTCCACGAATTTGCTCATGCTCTAGCCCACTCTCGTCGCTTCCCGGTTGGACGTAGCCACGGGGGTCGTTTCACCGAAGCGATGCTCGACACGGTTCGGGTCCACTTTGGAGATGGCCGTGAGCGCAACCTTCGACGTTGCTATCTGAATGTCGGGCTTGTCACTAGCGCCAAAGAGGAACGCACCCACGAAATGAAAATCTCTGCACGACAACAGCGAGAGGAAGATCGGGTTGGCGAGGAAGCTCCCCTCTGGATCGTCTCGTACCGGATGCAGGATGATCGAGTCTGGTTTGTTGGACGGGGCAAGTACCTGGATCGTGACCGGGATGGCGTGAAGGTCTATCGCCGGATGTGGGCGGCTTATCAAAAGGCTGACAAGTTCCAAGAGGGGCTATGTGAGGTCCATCAGATCGAAGGGATCTTCAGTCCTCCAGAGTGGGACGGCTACGACTACCCAGGATCGACCCCACGGTGGCTCCCCATCAACGAGGACATCTGCGATGAGGTCGCTGCCAAGAGAGAGCGGCAGATCATTGCTCAGAAGGAAGTTGAGACTCAAAAAGCATGATGATTTCGTATCTGACCAAGCCGTGTATCGGTTGCCATGAACCGTCGATAGTTGAACTGGATAAGGACAAGCTCAAGGCATGGGAGCAAGGCGATCATGTCCAGATAGTCTGGCCTGAGAAGTCTGCTGACGAGCGTGAGTTGCTGATAACCGGCACCCACGGAACATGCTGGGACAAGATGTTCGGGGAGGTTGGATGATGGTCAGGGGCAAAGACATCGAGGTCCAGCTTGTCATTAACACCGACAAATTCTCTGAGTCTCTGGAAAAGGTCCGCCACTCCATGTCCCCCTTCGCCAGCGCCTTGAGAGGGATCAGCATGGCGGTCGAGGCTCACATCAAGGCTGACTCTCGGGTTGGGGCCAACAAACGCACCGTGGCCGTCTTCATGGCTGCTGAGCGCCTGTACGAGATTGACCAGGGAGTCCAGGCCGGAATTCTCGACTCACTGGGCTTTCTCATAGAGAACGAGGAAGGGACAACCGCTGATGCCGAAGAAACCACCTGAGTCACGTCAGGTCCAAGCAGCCAAGCTCAGTATTGCTTGGGCAGACGTGATGGTGGATGTCGCCCACTCCCTCCCGCGGTGGCTGCGCTGGTATCGGATTCGCATAGTGAAGCGATCTTGGGAACACAGGGAAAGGGCTTTTCAGATTCTTGTCGATTGGGAGATCGAAAAGATCGCTGCCGAGATCGAGCAATTCCCTGAAAAATCTGACTGACTTGGGACTCTTATAAGTATGAGCAGCACAACGTATAACCATCGCAAGGGACCAACTTTCGCCGCAGCCATGAAGCGGTCAGCAGAGGCACGTCGCTGCCCCAACTGTGAGCGCAAGTCAGCCATCGTCCGATTTACTGACGACTTTGGTACTGGGGGTTGGTGCCGCTGGCCTGATTGTGGATACGACTATTACCGACCGTTTAACGACCGTTTGGAGGGTTTGATGGATGAACGTAATTGGAAGATGGAAATGGAAGTGGCTATGAACAACAGCGGCACTTGGTTCACTTCACATCTGCTGAGATTGATCGCCAAGGCCGACAAGGTGAATCGTGAACTGATCCGGCTGGGATTCCCCGGTCACGTCGCCGCTTATGATCGCTGGATGAACGGTGAGGGGGAGTTCGTTAGAGAGGACTCTGAAAACTCGCAGTCGTAGCGCAACTCATCCCCCTGTTGTATGCTCCCCCCGAGCAGTCACCCTGATTGCTTAGACAAGTCGAATCCCTGGAGGATTGGATGCCAGACGAAACCCCTGAAGTTTCAGATGAAGCTCAGGCCGAGCTTGATGCTCAGAAGAAGACCGAAGAAGAAGAAGCCGCAGCAAAGGTAAAAGCGGAGGAAGAAGCCAAGGGTAAGACCGAGGCCAACACTTTCGACCAGAGCTACGTTGACTCGATTCGGTCTGAGTCGGCCAAGTACCGCAAGCGTGCCCAAGACGCAGAGGAACAGGTCAAGAAACACGATCACGAACAGATGAGTGAGCTAGAGAAGGCTCAGTCCGAAGCCACCGACGCAGTAGCCAAGGTGGAAGGGCTAGAGAATCTTCTGGCTGGTGAGCGGACTAGGAATGCCGTCACGTTGGAAGCAACGAAGATGTCCTTCCAAGATCCTGCCGATGCTCTGTCTTTGATCGACGTGAACGACCTGAACATTGACGATGAGACGAAACGTCCTACGAGTAAGAGCGTGCAAGGCGCACTCAAAACTCTGGTCAAGGACAAGCCGTATCTTGTCAAGGAGGCTGGAAAGCCTGGATCTGCTGATGGTGGCGCGGGTGGTGGTGCCGGTGAACTCACAGAAGAAGAAAAGATCGCTGCGCATGAAAAAGACCTTCAGGAACGATACGGCTCAGTCCCACTCCCAGCCGACTTGTAACTCAAGCCTTCTTCCGCCGCGATCCTTAACGCAGGAGAAGCATGTCACTAATTGACAAGGCTCCTGAAGGCGGAAAGTTCCGCGCGAATGCCAACTCGTCTCTGGATGGAACGGCAGGAGCATGGGGCGTAGGAAACCTTCTCAATGTCACGGTTGATGGAGGCGGCGAACTCGTCGCTGCATCAGGCACGAACATTGACGGGGTAATTCTGACTTCAGAAGGCCAAGACGCTGACCTCGCCGCTAACAAGGATGTTATCGGTGGTCGTGCGTACACCGTATTTCGCTTCGCTGAACTGGTCGAGGTAGCAACGTATGTTGGCGTGACCCTTTCCGCTGGTGACTTGGTGTATGCGGACGCAGCAGGGGACATCACTATCACCCCGGCAACCGGCGATGTTTTCATCGGCTGGGTGTTGCTGGGTGGGGAGCGCATGGTCCTCCAGGTTGGCGGAAGGGTGGTGTCGGTCTAATGGACCTACGAACAATGCCCATTGAAGGGCTGTCGTCTCTGTCCATTCAGGAACGACTCAAGCAAGGACTGTTTGGTGCGGCAACCGCACAGGCGACAGGCGAAGATCCGTCAGGACTGTTCAAGCGGTCTGATGCGATTGACACCGTTCCCGGCCAAGCACTCACCATTGACGGCCAACCTATCAACGAGATCTGGGACGATCTCCAGAGGAAGTTGACCGCTTACAACCGACAGGCATCACCGATCATTGCCCTGTTCTCGGATCTCACGATCTTCGCACAGGTGCAAACGGCGGTGTATGCGACAAAGGGCTTTGAGCAGGCCACCGAGTTCGGGCGTCCGACCAACATCGCGTTGCAGTACGTCACTCGGCAAGTTCCGCTCGACCACTTCGACTTGGGCTTCGGCTACACGCAGAAGTTCATCGACAAGGCCAAGGGGCGAGAGATCTCGTCTGTGCAGTTGACGGCCACCAATGCTTGGTGGAACCTTCAGTTGAACGATGTGCTTGATGCCATCTACAACGATGCGCCAACTGCCGACCCCGATGGTGTTGTGGGCACGACCCTTTACAACGCTGACGAGACCCCACCGCCTTACAAGCGGTTCACGCACGACGGATCACACGTTCACTTCCTCGCTGACGCTGGAGCCTTCGACCAGGCTCTTGCCGACTCGATGGAGGTCCACCTGATTCACCACGGTTTCGGAGACTTTGGTGAGCAGTTGTTCTTGATGTTGCATCGAGATGAGATGGTCTTGGCGCGAGCCTTCGCCAACTTCATCCCCGCGACAAGTGCGACGGTCAAGTCCATCATCGCTGGC